GTTCCCGCAGTAAGCGCGATCTAGCCCAAGATCGGCGGAAGATGGATATGCAATTCACTAGAAATCCAGTAGTTCTAATCACAGGTCGTAGTTTCCCTCTTTCAGGTAGACTCAACTCCTCCGTGACCGGTTACACACTGAGACCCCAGATAATATCGCCCGTCCATTAACACCGAAGTCAGACATCTTCATCAGTACATTATAAAATTCAGTGTACTCGGCTAGGGGTATTCACCCCGCATAGCTTATCCCTCATACTCTTTTCAATAGAGTTAATAGGATGAAGAAGTTCATGACCGCATGAAAATCATGATCCCAGAGGGGCTACCGGAACTATCCGGTAATGGCCCCTCGGAGACTTGATGGCCCAGAGGTTAGGGACCTTTTGGTTAACCCAATAACCTCCGAATTTCCTTCGTAACTTACTCCAGAGCTTCTGGTTGTAGTTATAATTCTCGAATCGCTGACTCGAGGATTCCGAAGGGGTAAAGATATCAGAGAGCTGTAAAGCTGACGAAATGACGTATGGAACAAGCTTTTCCAACTCACCTTGATCTTCAAGGTCGTCGTCGGTAAACCGTAACGACTCTAAATCCTTACCTACCAATCCACTGAACACACTCCCAGCACTGATGTATGCGCGCACCGCCCACTCTTCCTCCCCTGCTAAGGGTTTGAAGTGATATCCGGCCTTATAGGCCTGGTAAGCGATACGTTGATCAGTGCGAGAAACTCTCAAAGAAAACTCAGGTGGAATTCCCAAACCACCCAGTTTCTCGGGAATGTGAAATGGATAAGACCCAAAACCGGCTTTGCGAAGTTTAGACATGAAAATTCGTGAAGTTTCCTTAAAACAATCGGCTGGGCAAGAAGATAAAATCTCCTCTGCACGCTCACCGATAGTAAGGTCACGTCCATGTTCTCCACAACGATCCTGACCAAGCATCATACCAAGGGCACGGATGTCACGCTGTGACTTCCGCCTTCCTTCGCCGCTTGATTGACGATCAGAACCCGACCGCTTTTGGCCGCCTACAAGTCCCCAGTTCACATACTTCACTTGCGTGAAGTTCAATACGACAGACTTAGGAGTGGGTAAAATCGAATCAACATTCTCCCAAATCTCCTTTACGAAAGAGTCCTTCGAAAATAC